TCGGTGACGCTTTCGCTGATATCGCCTACGAGGCTTGCAGCTGGGGCCTGTTTCAGATCATGGGTTACCACTGGGAGAGCCTGGACTACGGCAGCGCCGCTCAATTCGTCGAGAAGATGAGTGAAAGTGAAGGTGCGCAGCTCGACGCTTTCGTCGCCTTCATCGCAGCAGATCCAGCGCTACACAAGTCGTTGAAAGCCCGCAAATGGGCCGAGTTCGCCAAGCTCTACAACGGCCCGGCCTACAAGGAAAACCTCTACGACGCCAAGCTCGCTCAGGCCTACGAGCGTTTCGAGAGGCTGGCCGCATGAAGATCGATCACCTTCAGATCAATGACGGCGACATCCTGTGTCTGCCAGAGGACACCACTGAGGAAGCCAAGCAGGAGTTCATGCGCTGGTTGGCCAATGCAGTCACCGAACTGCACCCCGGCAAACGAATAATCATCACTGCATGCGGACTTGAAAAGCTTTCCGATCGCGATCTGGCAGCGGCTGGGCTTTACCGCTCAGTGCCGCAGAAAACAACTCACTGAGGTACGCGCATGCCATCGCTCAGCAGTCCGCTCGCCTTGGCCTTGGTTGCATGCATGGCTTTGGTAGGGGTGCAGCAATACCGAATCAAATCCGCCGAGGCTTCGCATGTGTCCGCACAGTTGGTCGAGGCGAACAACCGAGCCGATCGAGTAGATCAACAGTTGAAAGCGATTCAAGAAAACGCCGCAGACCGAGACCGGGCGAGCGCGGGGTTACGCGATCTGCTCGCCGACCTTCGCAGCAGCAATCAGCAGAGCAAAGAATTGTTCGAGAGGCTAACCCGTGAAAACAAAAACTTCCGCGACTGGGTTGCTGCTGAGCTGCCTGCTGCTGCTATCAGCATGCGTACCCGCCCCGAAATCGTCGGCGCCGGACAGTACCGAGCTTGGGTGTCCGCGCGTAACAGCATGCCGATTGCCAGCGAGCCATCCGACGAACAACGGCGAGCTCCTGCTCGTCCCTGAAGAGGTTGAGGAAGCCTGGGCGGCATGTGCCGCACAGGTAGACATGATCCTCGACTGCCAACTGAAAGCCGACAAAGCCAAGAACGAACGGAAGCATCCATGACCACACCTCAAGACCGCGCGCAGGGCCTCGAACAACGTCAACGTGATGAGGCGCTGGCCCGCCATTTTGCAGCGAATCCACCTGTGCTGACGCCGAGCGCGACTCATTGCGTTGACTGCGATGACCCAATCCCTCAAGCCCGGCGTGACGCCGCGCCCGGCTGCCAGCGTTGCACTGATTGCCAAGGAGCGCGGGAATGAACAAGCCTGACAGCCTACGAGCCCTTCTAAGGACAGCAGTCCCGCAGTTAAAACGTGACCCGGACAATCTGCATATCTTTCTGGATGAAGGGAACATCATTGCTACGGCATCAAACACGCTGTCGTTCGAATACCAATACATCCTGAACGCCATCGTCACAGACTATGCCGGTCACCCCGACACACTGATGGTGCCGATTCTTGGTTGGCTCAAAGTAAATCAACCCGACATGATGTTGAACCGCGAGAAGATGCGCGACGGCTTCTCATTTGAAGCGGAGATCCTGAACAACAAGACGGCAGACATCTCGATCAAACTGCGGCTCACCGAGCGCGTTGTTGTCACAGACAATCCGCAAAACGGCACCCGCACCGTTCAGCATCTCGATGAGCCGCCTGTGGATCCATATTCAGACGTTGAGAGTTGGGAGCTGGTAATACCTGGACGAAGCGAGTCGCCAGTTTGAGCGGCCTTGCCCCGATGGAAGCCGAGCTCGGCGGGCTGATATCCCAGCTTGAACCGAGCGCACGGCGCGAACTTGCACGGGCAATTGCCAAGGAACTACAACCCCGTCAACGCAAGCGAATTGCCGACCAGTTGAACCCAGACGGAACGCCGTTTGCCAAGCGCAAACCGCAGCTGCGTCAAAAGGCGGGCCGGATCCGGCGCACGATGTTCAGCAAGCTGCGTACCGCTCGCTATCTCAAATCCGCAGCGACCGCGAACAGCGCAGTGGTTGGATTTGTCGGTGAGGTAGAGCGAATTGCTCGCGTCCACCAACTGGGTCTCCGTGATCGCGCGCAGAAAGGTGGCAAAGACGCGCAGTACGCAGCTCGGGAGCTGCTCGGCTTCACTGACGATGACGTCAGCGCAGTTCACGATCTCGTAATCGCACACCTTGCCCGCTGATTCCGTTGTGCCGCCCCACGGCACAACAGCTACGGAATGCCGAGCTCGCACACGCGCGGCATTCTTGCGCCATGACCGACTTCGCCGACCTTGCCCGCCGCCTTGAAAGCCTGATCCGCACCGGAACAATCTCCGCCGTGCAGCTCAAGCCTTTGCGCGTGCGTGTGTCTTCAGGCGGACTTTCCTCAAATTGGCTGTCGTGCGTCACCCTGCGAGCAGGCACTACTCAGGACTGGGATCCACCGACCGTTAACGAGCAATGCGTCATCTTTAGCCCGAGCGGAGATCCCGCACTTGGGCTTGTACTGGTCGGACTCAACTCGGACAGCATTCCTTCACCGAGCGACAACCCTGATGAATGCCTGCGGGTTTATCCAGATGGCGCACGGATTCTCTATAACCACAAAACCGGCGCGCTTGAGGCCAACGGGATTAAGAACGCCCTGCTGCAAGCTGCCGAAAAATGCGTCATTGATTGCCCGAAGGTGGAGACGACTGGCGATCTGCTGGTCAAGGGCAAGCTCACCGTTGAGAAGGGTGCTGATTTCACCGGTGCCGTCAATCAGCAGGGCGGGAACATGACCTCCAACGGCATCGTCGTCCACACCCACAAACATCCAGGCACCGGAGGCCCGATATGAATTACTCGGGCATGAATGCCAGTAACGGTGAAGAACTCACCGAACTCGATCACATCCGCCAGTCGTGCAAAGACATCTTCGCCACGCCAATCGGATCGCGAGTGATGCGCCGTGAATATGGATCGCTGATTCCCGATTTGATCGACCAGCCTATGAACGCCTCGTTGCCTCTGCGAATCAGCGCGGCGGGCGTTATGGCACTGCTGCGCTGGGAGCCACGCATTCGGTTGAAAGGCTTTTTGGTCACCACCGGACCCACCCCAGGCTCACTAATTGCTGAGTTGGATGCCACGCACGCCGACGGACCGCAGTCTGGCACCCGCATTCAACTATCAGTTCCACTCAAGGGGACAAGCGCATGAGCGGCATGATTGACCTATCGCAACTCCCTGAGCCGATTGTCATTGAGGTCGTCAGTTTCGAAGCGATTCTGGCAGAGCGCAAAGAGCGCTTCGTTAGTCTGAACCCGCTCGACAAACAGGATGCCGTCCGAGCGACCTTGGAACTCGAATCAGAACCTATCACCAAGATGCTGCAAGAGAACGCCTATCGAGAAATGCTGCTGAGGCAGCGTATCAACGAAGGCGCGCTCGCCGTGATGCTCGCTTTTGCTGTCGATGGTGACCTTGATCAGATCGCAGCCAACTTTCACCTGGAGCGTCTTGAACTCGACAAAGGCGATCCGCTGGCCGTTCCTCCAATCCCTCCAACAATGGAAAGCAACGACGATTTGCGCGCACGGTGCCAGATGGCTTTCGAGGGTCTGTCGGTGGCCGGCCCTCGTGGTGCGTACATCTATCACGCCTTGTCAGCAGATGGCCGGGTGTCAGATGTCAGCGCAGAAAGCCCAGCACCGTGTGAAGTTCTAGTCAGCGTTCTTTCACGTGAAGGTCAAGGTGTCGCCTCGCCTGACCTGCTCGCAAAGGTCACCGCTGCGCTGAGCGACGACGACATCCGCCCGCTTGGCGATCGGCTGACAGTTCAGTCGGTCGAGGTCATCGACTATGCAGTCGAAGCCGTTTTGTATTACTACCCTGGCCCCGAAAGCGAGCCAATCCGCGCAGCAGCCGAGAAGTCTCTTCAGGCATACATCGGTAACCAACGCCGCATCGGGCGCGACATTCGACGCTCAGCGCTATACGCAGCGCTTCATGTGGAGGGGGTGCAACGAGTAGAGCTTCTGCACCCAGCGGCGGACATTGTTCTCAATAAGCAACAGGCGGGTTACTGCACAGGATACGAGCTGTCACTGGGTGGCTCTGATGAGTAAGTCCCTTCTTCCGACGGGCTCAACACCTCTCGAGCGGGCGGCAACCGAGGCGATGGCAGAAGCCATGGCGCTCCGTGTTCCGTTGCGCGATTTGTGGAGCCCCGATCGCTGTCCACTTCCCCTGTTGCCGTACCTCGCATGGGCGCTTTCTGTTGACCGCTGGGATCAAGGTTGGACTGAGAAAACAAAGCGCTCGGTGATCAAGGCTTCGTTCTTCGTACACAAGCGCAAGGGCACCATCAACGCAGTCCGCCGAGTAGTCGAGCCGCTCGGCTACCTCATTGAGGTTTTGGAGTGGTGGCAGACCGTGCCGATGGGCACGCCCGGCACGTTCGCGTTGAAGGTCGGCGTTCTGGAAACCGGTATCACCGAGGAAATGTATCAGGAGCTGGAGCGCCTGATCGACGACGCCAAACCCGTGAGCCGCCATCTGACCGGACTGGCCATTAGCCTCGAATCAAAGGGCGACCTGAACATCGGTGTCGCCCTCTACGAAGGCGACGAAATCGACGTTTACCCGCCAGTGATGCGTGACATTGAAGTCACGGGGAGCTTCGGCGTGGTCGGGCGCGAACATTCAATAGACACCTTGGACGTTTACCATGACTGATGTGAACTCACAGTTTTTCGCGATCCTCACAAACGTGGGGATGGCCAAGCAGGCGAACGCCGACGCACTCGGCATTCCCTGGCTGATCACGCAAATGGGCGTGGGTGATGCCAATGGCACCGAGCCGATCCCCAGCGCGTCGCAAACCAAGCTGATCAACGAGTGGCGTCGCAAGCCGCTCAACCAACTGAAGATCGACCCGGTCAACCCGGCGGTGATCATCGCCGAGCAGATCATTCCGGCCGATGAGGGCGGTAAGTGGATCCGCGAAATCGGCCTCTACGATGCGGACGGCGATCTGGTGGCGGTGGCCAACTGCGCGCCAAGCTTCAAGCCGCTGCTGTCGCAAGGCTCGGGGCGCACGCAGATCGTGCGGATGAACTTCATTGTCACCAGCACGGGCAACATTCAGCTCAAGATTGACCCGGCGATTGTGCTGGCCTCGCGGGCCTACGTCGACGCGGCCATTCTGGAGGTATTGCCGAAGAACAAAACCCCCGGCGAATACACGCGGATCAAGGTCAATGATCGCGGGATTGTGGTGTCGGGCGACAACCCGGAAACGCTCGCCGGCATGGGCATCAAGGACAGTTACACCAAGCCCGAAGTTGACGCGATTATTGCGCAGGCCTCGGCGCTGCCGGTGGGCGCTACAGTGGCGTTTCCGTTGAACAAGGTGGCACCCGGGTTTCTGGAGTTGGACGGCAGCGTCAAGAGCATTGCCGTTTATCCCGATCTGGCGGCGTTCCTCGGCACGGCCTTCAACAAGGGCAATGAAGGTGTCGGGAATTTTCGTTTGCCTGAGTCGCGCGGCGAGTTCCTGCGCGGCTGGGATCATGGGCGGGGGGTGGATGCTGGCCGGGCCGTCGGTAGCTGGCAGGCTGAAGAAATCATAGAGCACATGCATTACATGTCGGCAAAGTACGCTGGCGGTAGTGGTACGTCTGTGGCGGCCTCGGTGCAGTTAGGCTTTTCTGGTCAGCCTGATACGAACAGTAAAACTCAGGGGGTGGAAGCCCTAAACGGCGATGCTATGGGGGGCGGTGAAACCCGCCCGCGCAACTTGGCGGTCATGTGGTGCATTAAGGCGTGGAACGCGCCAATCAATCAGGGAAATATCGACATTGCCGCGCTCGCGGCTTTGGCGACGCAGGCCACGGAAATAAAGCTCGGCACGGCCAAGATCGCCACGCAGGTGCAGACCGATGCCGGCACCGATGACGCCACGATCGTGTCCCCGAAAAAGCTGCGATTTGGCTTTTTATCGCTTTTCAATAACACCGGCTATATCGCTTTTCCGAGCTGGCTCGGTGGCTGGATTGTTCAGTGGGGGTTTTCGGTGATTCCCGGCAGTTCTACGTCGGTTGTACAGCCGCTGCCAATGGCTTTTCCGAACAAGGCGCTGGGCGGGATCAGCTCGGATGGGGGTGGTACATGCTATCCGTCAGGCATTACTGTTTCGGCGCTCAATGAAATCACGGTTTATGCCGCTCCGTATATTTTGAGCGGTGGAGCTATTGTGCCTAAAACGCTCAGTGCATCCATCCGCTGGTTAGTGGTTGGCCGGTGATAAGAGGGGTTAAGCAATGAAGTATTACGTTACCGTCGGGGCTGATTCGTCGTTGAACGGACGATACAACTCTGAGATCCACGGGCGAATTCCGGCTGATGCCTTTGAAGTTGAAGCCGATTTGTATTTTCAAACAATCAGTGAGGCCGATGGTGTTTGGTCTTTGCAGAATGGGGAATTAGTCAAGCTCCCATTACCAAGCAGCACGCCTGATGCCGCGTTGTTGATCGCTGATGAGCGCTATCGCCGCGAGGCCTCGGGTGTCGTCGTCGATGGCCTGAAAATCGAAACGACCCGAGACAGCCAGGCGCTGATTGCCAGTACCGGATTGTCCGCCGTTCTCGATCCTGAATACCGTTGCAACTTCAAGACGGTGACGGGCTTTGTCGAGATCGGTTCGGCGCAAATCATCGCGATCGCCAAGGCAGTTCGGGCGCACGTTCAAGCCTGCTTTGACCGCGAGCTGACGCTGTTGCGTGCGATCGAGGCGGGTGAGTACCGCGATGAAATGCTGACCGAGGGCTGGCCTGATTCATCTGGTGCCTCTGACGAGGCGGCTACAGTCCCCTCGGAACAAACTCAACAGTAAGAGGCGGCGGTTGCAGAAGTGCGGGAACACTTTTGCAACCGCTTCAACACCACTGAATAGACCAGTGAGCCAAAGCCAAGGCCGCCTGCCTGACGTCAAGGCGCGGGCACCTTAGCACAATCGCATAAAGGGCTCACCCCACCATGGAAGACATCCGCTGCGGTAACTGCACCCGCAAACTGGCCGTAGGCCGCTACATCGAACTGACCATCAAGTGCCCACGTTGCGGCACCATGAATTCATTGAGGGCCACGAGCCCCGCACAAGAGCGCCCGCGAGCGTCAACTGAAAGGCAAAAACTATGCACGCGGCAACTCCCATCATCCCGTGGCTCGGTGGAAAACGGCGTCTCGCCGATCGGCTGATCCCACTGTTTCCACCGCACGAGTGTTACGTCGAGGTTTTCGCCGGAGGGGGCGCACTGTTTTTCTTGCGCCCAATGCCCGCGCAAACTGAAGTGCTGAACGACATCAATGGCGATCTGGTGAACCTGTACCGTGTGGTGCAGCATCACCTCGAAGAGTTCGTTCGCCAGTTCAAGTGGGCACTCAGCAGCCGCCAGATTTTCAAGTGGCAACAGATGACCAACGTCGAAACGCTCACAGACATCCAGCGCGCCGCCCGTTTCTTTTACCTCCAGCAGCACGCCTTCGGTGGGAAGGTCAGCGGGCAGACATTCGGCACCGCAACAACCGGGCCGTCGATCAACCTGTGTCGCATCGAAGAGAACCTGAGCGCCGCGCATCTGAGGCTTTCGGGCACCTATGTCGAAAATCTCCAGTGGCAGGAAGTCATGCGCCGCTACGATCGCCCGCACACGTTCTTTTATTGCGACCCGCCGTACTGGGAAACGGAAGGCTACGGCGTTGAGTTCGGTTTCGAGAACTATCTCGCCCTGGCTAAGTTCATGCGGGAGTGCAAAGGAAAAGTGATGGTCTCGATCAACGATCACCCGGACATCCGTGAGGCGTTCGCGGGTTTCCACATGGAAGGGCTCGATATCAAATACTCAGTGGATAACCTGCGCGGAGACGCCAAAACCAGCCGCGAGCTCGTGATCATGAACTGGGAACCCCAAGTCTTCGGCGGGCTTTTCTAGACGCAATTGTTGTGCCCCATGCGGGCACAACACCGGGGCGATGCCGCGCCATCGCGCGCGCGGCATTCTTGGCCGCAACCCTCTTACCCCGGAGAAAGAGACAATGGCAGCAGACCAGTACCACCACGGCGTGAGAGTCCTCGAAATCAACGAGGGCTCGCGCACCATCCAGACAGTCAGCACCGCCGTGATCGGTTTGACCTGCATCGCAGAAGATGCCGACGCGAGCTTCTTCCCTGAAGATCGCCCAGTGCTGATCACCAACGTCAATCAGGCGATCGGCAAGGCCGGTGTCAAAGGCACCTTGGCCGCAAGTCTGGACGCGATTGCAGACCAAACCAACCCGGTCATCGTGGTCGTTCGCGCAAAGAAAGGCGCAACCGATGCCGAGACCACCAGCAACCTGATCGGCACCACCACATCGGCGGGCAAGCTGACCGGGATGAAGGCGCTGCTGACCGCGCAAAACTCCCTCAAAGTGAAGCCGCGCATCCTCGGTGTGCCGGGCCTCGACAGTCTGCCGGTCGCGTCCGAACTGGCATCGATCGCTCAAAAGCTCCGGGGCTTCGCGTACGTTTCGGCGCATGGCTGCGCGACCAAGGAAGAAGCCGTCGCTTATCGCGATAACTTCAGCCAGCGAGAGCTGATGACGATCTGGCCGGACTTCGTGAGTTGGGACACTGCACTCAATCAGGAAGCAACCGCTTTCGCCATCGCCCGAGCGCTCGGCCTGCGTGCCAAGATCGATCAGGAAACCGGTTGGCACAAGACCCTCTCTAACGTTGGCGTCAATGGCGTCACCGGGATGAGCCGCGATGTGTTCTGGGATCTTCAGGATCCGAACACCGATGCCGGTTACCTCAACCAGAACGACGTGACCACTCTGGTACAGAACAGCGGCTATCGCTTCTGGGGCTCACGTACCTGCTCGGATGATCCGCTGTTCCAGTTCGAGAACTACACCCGCACCGCGCAGGTTCTGGCAGACACCATGGCTGAAGCGCAAATGTGGGCGGTGGATAAGCCCATGCACCCGACGCTGGTCAAGGACATGCTCGAAAGCATCAACGCCAAATTCCGCGAGCTCATCGCGCAGGGCTACTTGATCGGCGGCGAAGCGTGGTACGACGAAGAGATCAACACCAAGGACACGCTCAAGTCCGGCCAGTTGTATCTCGACTACGACTACACCCCTGTACCGCCGTTGGAAAACCTGCTGCTCCGTCAGCGTATTACTGACCGCTATCTGGTCGACTTCGCTTCCCGCATCAACGGCTAACCGCGCGGGCTGGTTCGCCAGCCCGACATAGAAGGAATTCGCTATGTCTCTACCCCGCAAGCTCAAACACTTCAACGTCTTCTACAACGGTGAGGAATTCTTCGGACAAGCGACCGAGATCACCTTGCCAAAGCTCGCCATGAAGGCTGAGGCATACCGTGGCGCGGGCATGCCCGGTGAAGTGGATGTCGATCTGGGCGTCGAAAAACTCGAACTGGAACACAGCTACGGCGGCTTGATGTACCAGATCATCAAGGACATGGGCATCACGAGTGTCAGCGGCGTTTTACTGCGCTTCGCTGGCAGCTACCAGCGCGACGATACCGGCGATGTCGACGCCGTCGAGGCTGTCTGCCGTGGCCGTCACACCGAGGTTGATATGGGTGGCGCCAAGGCCGGTGATGACACCGAGTTCAAGGTCAAGTCTTCGCTCAGCTACTACAAGCTCACCGTCAACGGCACCACCCTGATCGAAATTGACATGGTCAACATGATCTACAAGGTCAACGGTGTGGATCGTCTCGAACAGCACCGCCGCAACATCGGTCGCTAACCAACACGGTCGCCACTTCGGCGACCGCACCTCTACCACTCAAGAGTAATGCCCATGTCTCAGAACCAAAACATCACCCTGGACACCCCAATCAAGCGCGGTGATCAGGTCATCAGCGAGCTGACCCTGCGCAAACCGTCGTCGGGCGAGTTGCGCGGTATCGCACTTACTGACCTGCTGCAGATGAACGTGACGTCTCTCACCAAGATTCTGCCGCGCCTGACCTCCCCGGCGCTCACTGAACAAGACGTCGGGCGCATGGATCCCGCCGATCTCGTCCAGCTCGGTTCGCAGGTCGCTGATTTTTTGTTGCCGAAGGCCAGCAAGCCGGATCAATCCCCCGCCGAGTAGAAGACCCCATGGCCGACATCGCCACGGTGTTCCATTGGACGCCGGACGCGATGTCGGCCATGAGCCTTAGTGAGCTGATGGAATGGCGCGAGCGCGCCCGGCAACGAAGCGGAGCGGAAGAATGAGCGGCATACGTAATCTGAAACTGGAAGTCATCCTGAACGCGGTCGATCGGGCCACCCGTCCGTTGAAGGCTGTGATGCAGGGCAGCAAAGGGCTGTCGCGAGCGGTGAAGGAAAGCCGCGACCAACTCAAGTCGCTGAACGACCAACAGGGCAGGATTGACGCTTTCCGCACCCTCACCCGAGACGCGAAGGAAACCGGTGACAAGCTCGCGGCTGCTCGGCAGAAGGTCAAAGAGCTGTCGAGCTCGATGGCCGCTGCCGGGCCACCAACGGAGAAGATGGCTCGCCAGCTACAGCGGGCCGAGATCGCCGTCGAGAAACTATCGCTCGCGAACACCAAGCGCCTCGAAGCGGCTCGCGCTGCTAAGACTTCATTGGATGCGGCTGGCATCAGTACCAATCAACTGGCAAGTCACGAGCGACAGCTCAAGGGGCAGGTCGAGTCAGTCAATCGCGTGCTCACCCAGCAGTCCGAAAAACTGGCCCGGGTGAGCAAGCAACAGCAGCGAATGCAGGCCATCAAGTCTCAGTACGACAAAGGCATGGACACGCGGAACAAAATGGCCGGTGCAGGCGCAGGGATGACGGCAGCCGGCGCCGCAGCGGGCGCGGCCTTACTCGTGCCTGTGAAAGAGTTCGCCCAGGCTGAGGACGCCGCCACGCAGCTCAAAGTGTCGATGATGACCTCGGGAGGTGCGGTATCGGCAGAGTTCGACAAGATCAGTGAACTGGCGAACAACCTCGGCAACCGGCTACCCGGCACAACAGCCGACTTCCAGAACATGATGACCATGCTCATTCGACAGGGCATGTCAGCACAGTCAATCCTCGGTGGTCTCGGTGAGGCCACAGGCATGCTCGCCGTACAGCTCAAGATGCCGTTCGAGGAAGCGGCAGAGTTCTCCGCTCAATTGCAGGACGCTACCCGCTCTACTGAAAAGGACATGATGGGGCTGATGGATGTCATCCAGCGCACCTACTACACCGGCGTAAACCCTGATTGGATGCTGCAGGGTTTCAGTAAGCTTTCCGCAGGCATGGACACCGTCAAGATGAAAGGCTTGGAAGGCGCCAAAGCGCTCGCTCCGTTGCTCGCCATGGCGAACCAAGCTGGTATGACCGACGGCGGCAGCGCCGGTAACGCGTACCGGAAAGTGTTCCAGAAGAGCATGGACTCGGCGAACATCACTGGCGTTCTGAAGGATCTGAAAACCACCAAAGGCATCGACTTGAAACTCAACTTCACCGACGGGAAAGGTGAATTTGGTGGTTTGCCGCAGATGTTCAAAGAGCTGGACAAGCTCAAGGGGCTCAGCACCGAAACCCGTATCCAACTAATCAAGGATCTCTACGGTGACGACTCCGAGGTGACTCAGGTTGTGTCGTTGCTGATCACCAAAGGTCAGGCCGGTTACGACGAAATGATGGGCAAGATGAACGCCCAAGCTTCGATGCAAGACCGGGTGAACGCTCAGCTCGGCACGCTGGCAAACCTTTGGGACGCCGCAAGCGGCACATTCACCAATGCACTTGTCCGCTTCGGTGAGGCAATCGCTCCAGAGCTAAAAGCACTGACCAAATGGATCACAGACGTCTCAGAAGGGCTTGGTAAATGGGCAAAGGAAAACCCCGTTCTCGCTAACGCGCTGATGAAAGTTGCTGGTGTGATCGCCATCGTTCTGACTGTCTTGGGCGCCCTGACGCTCGCCATGGCAACGATCTTTGGCCCCATGCTGATCGCAAATGCAGGGTTCGCCATGCTCGGGGCCAAGCTCGGTGGCGTCTCAACGCTGATGAAGGTTTTCACCGGGGGCACTGGACTGCTCAAAGGGGCGCTGAGTTTGATGGGCGGCGGGATCATGAAGCTCATTGGACTCCTGCGGATGTTGTTCATGGCAATGATGGCGAACCCGATTCTCGCGATCGTTGCACTGATTGCCGGTGCCGCGATCTACATCTGGGCAAACTGGGACACGCTCGGGCCGAAATTCTCGGCCCTATGGGCAGGTATTAAGGCCGGAGCCTCAGCCGCCTGGGAGGGTGTAAAAAATATCGTATTCGGAGTCGGGCAGGCTCTGGCTAACTTCTTCATGACATGGACACTCGCCGGTCAGATTTACACCCACTGGGATCAGATCATGGCGTTTATGGGTGCGCTGCCCGCCAAATTTATGACCCTCGGCTCGCAGATAATGCAAGGCATGGTGGACGGTATCACTGGCAGCCTTGGCGCGGTCAAAGACGCGATCACGGGCGCAGGTGGCGCGACAATTGATTGGTTCAAGGAAAAGCTCGGGATTCACAGTCCGAGCCGGGTGTTCGCTGAACTCGGTGGGTTCACGATGGCGGGCCTCAACCAAGGTCTGACTGAGAATCAAGCCGGCCCATTGTCTGCGGTAACCAGCTTTGCCAAACAGCTCACTGCCGTTGGGGCAGGAATCACGATTGGTGCAGGGACCGCGATGGCTGGGACGCTGCCAATCGACAGTCAATCGCCGCTCGGACGTTCAATCCCGATCGACAGCCGGCCGCCCCTCTCTGCGCCTGCCAATGGCGCCGGAGCGCCTGCGCAATCTGGTGGTAGTCCGATCATTATCAACGTTCACCCATCACCGGGCATGGATGCGCAAACGCTCGCCAAACTGGTCGCAGCAGAAGTCGCTAACGTGGAGCGACAAAAGGCGGCGCGTGGTCGGTCTCGTCTTGGCGACAAGGATTAAGGATCTCAGTTATGTCGATGATGGCCCTCGGGCAATTCACATTCAGCCTTTCCAGCCTTCCTTATCAGGAGCTACAGCATCAATTCGGCTGGCGTCACCCGACGACAAGCCGGGTTGGTGCGCGTCCCGCGCGACAGTTTCTCGGCCCTGATGATGAAAGCATCACGGTGAACGGCGTACTACTACCGGAGCTGACAGGAGGTCGGCCGAGCCTCGACCTGATCCGTGAAATGGGCGATCAGGGCTCGTCCTGGCCGCTTATTGACGGCAGCGACGGACGCATCCACGGGCTGTTTGTCATTGATAGCCTGAGCGAGACAAAGAGCGTTTTCTTCGACGACGGTACGCCGCGGCGAATCGAGTTCAGCCTCAGCCTCAAGCGTGTCGATGATGACAAGATCGATCGAGTTGAACGGGTCAACCGTCCACAAGGAAGCCAGACGTGATCGCCCCCGCTCAAGACAATCGCCAGTACGCACGTGAAGAAATCCACCCGACTCCCGACTACCGAATCGCGATCGTAGGTGGCAAGGACATCACCAGCACCCTGCAAGGGAGATTGGAGTCCCTGACCCTGACGGACAACCGTGGATTCGATGCGGACCAGCTGGACATCACCTTGGACGACAGCGACGGAATGCTCGACCTGCCGCCACGAGGGGCGAAACTTTCCCTCGCACTGGGATGGAAACATGAGGGACTGGTCGACAAGGGCACCTACACCGTCGACGAAGTCGAACACAGCGGTAGTCCTGACAAACTGATCATCAGGGCGAGAAGCGCAGATCTTCGGGCGGGGCTCACCACAAAGCGCGAGCGAAGCTTTCACGGGAAGAAAGTGGCGGACATCGTTTCGGCGATCGCCAGCCAAAACCGGCTCACCGCCGAGATCGCCAAACAGTTTGCTGAGGAAGTGGTAGACCACATCGACCAGACGAGCGAGTCAGATGCCAATCTGCTCACACGACTTGCTGAACAGTTCGATGCAATCGCCACGGTGAAGCATGACCGCCTGATGTTCATCAAGGCGGGCGAGGCCAAAAGCGCAAGTGGATTGCCGCTCGGTGCCGTCACGATTGTCCGCTCGAAAGGCGATCAACACCGCTTCACCGTTGCGGACGGAAACAACTTCACCGCCGTGAAGGCCTATTGGCAAAACACCGGATCAGCCAAGAAAGGCGAGGTGCTGGTCGACGCCAAGACGGTTATCAAGAAGGTGAAGTCAGGGAAGTCGGGGAAACGCGAGAAGCTCGGCGTTGAAAGGACTGACCCCATCAAGCCGAGCGCTGAAAATACTAAAGTCCTGCGGCACACTTACGCCAGTGAAGTCACCGCGATCCGGGGAGCAAAGTCAGCGTTCGACAAGCTGCAACGTGGTGTTGCCTCGTTCAGCATCACCCTGGCTCATGGTCGCGCTGACCTGTTCCCAGAACTGCCCGCGATCGTCAGCGGCTGGAAGCCAACTATTGACGGCACTGACTGGATCATCAGCCAAGTATCTCACTCGCTGTCAGATAGCGGCTTTACCACTCAGCTCGACCTTGAGCTAAAAATCGATACCGATTAATTGCCGGGCGCGCTCCAGAGGCTGGTGTGTTCCGGCAAGAACTGTTGATTGACCTCATCCATGTTCAGCTTGCCGATCGCCTTGCACTCAGCTGCACCGCCCGCAAACACCCGGCCCTGCGCGCCGAATGAGTTCACTACCTCGATCCGTCGAAAGTCGGTCTTGCCCCACGAGCCCGGCTCAAGAATAAGGCTCGTGCATACGCTATTCACCACCGTGGCGTAGATGTCCTCGGTGACGCGCGGTCGATTCATGTCCACGCGCAACGCATCGCCGGTAAGCTCGACGGCTTTGATATCAAGCGGTTTGAGCTGCTTGGCAATGCTTGTCGGCACGGGTTCAGCATGCGCAATGGTGATCGATGCGAGTAACAGCAGGGTAAGGCCGGTTCTTTTCACGGTGGTTTCCTATGCGAGAGTTCAAGCGCTCTCTGATGTTGGAACGGCCCATTCGGGGCCGTCGTCTGTTGTGCGCTGACAAACACGCTTGAAGCCTTCCATCTTCAGCACGCTTCCGACCGAAAATGCCTTGCCGTTGAACTGGCAAACAGTCGGATCCTGAGCAAACCCGAGACCAGCCAACCACGCGCCGTAAAGCAGCGCACCGGCCAAACCGATGCCACAGGCAATTTGTCGATTCGAAATGATGATGGTGTTGCGGCGCAGAGATCCGCCAGCTGATGGCGACGGCTCGTTCGATGAGCCTGGGTCACCTGTGAGCGCAAAGGGATGCGCAAAAGATGAAGACTGAGGCACTTTGAGAGGATCCTTGACCCAGCGATCCAGTAGAGCCATCACTTCGTGAAAACTGTCGCGTGGTAGCTCACCAAGTTTGTCCACGCCAAAGTCAGTGAGAATCACTTTGTAGACGTCGAATCGTTCGAGGCCGGTGGCGCTCAGAACTTCCCCTACTCGGTAGGCGATCGCCTTACGTTGCAGGTCGGTGATAGCCCTATCTGCGTTTGAACCGAATGACAGATTGAAAACATTGCTCAACTGCGGGTTGTTGCTGCCCTCATTGACCGTACCGCCGGTAATGAGCTGGGCAACATCCCCAACCTTGTAACTCTCCCCCATGATCCACCGCACCCACATCCATAATGGCTTTCCGCCATTATACTTGGCGGACGGCTAATCCTTCCTAGCCTTTCGTCCTCTTGCCAGTGCTGATACGTGCACCGGTTTGATTCACTGCCCCACCGCTGATGATCTGGGCAACGTCGCCCATGCTGAACTTCTGCGGGGGTTGTGCTTCTGGAGCGTTGTATCCGGCGATCATCCCAAGAACGCCCGAGCGGCCTTTCGAGTCGAGTTCTCGGTATCCACCAAGAACCAGCATCTCGTCCGGGGCCAAGTGCCCACCGGACAGCTCGCCAGTGACGATATAAAGCACATCGGCACCCTGGCGCCCTACCGCTTCGAGAAAACCGAGCTTCGGCTCAGTCTTGCCCGCCTCGTAATCACAGTAAGTACGAAAAGCAACGCCGCCGCGCTTGGCCATCTCCGTTTGAGTGAGGCCAAGACGAACGCGTTCCTGCGACAACCGATCGTTGTATTGCAGATTTTCGCAAACATCGTTTGACATATTGCAGATTCCTGCGAATAATTCAGTTGTGTATTGCAGATTTACACAATCCTACCACCAACCGAGACCGGAAATGACCACACCACGTAGCCGAGCCCCTAATGGGGTGATGTCCGATAAGCCCGTTGCGATGAGGCTGACAGCCGACGAGAAGGCTGGTCTTGGCGACATGGCACAGCAGCAGAACCGATCCGAAAGCAGCCTCGCTCGCCTGATCTATCTCAGAGGCCTTGAGGCAATGAAAGCGGCAGGCGAGGCCTAATCAAATGGTAGACATCAAACAGCAAACCGCACACCACCGAACGCCGGAGAATCCTGTGGACAGGATCCGTGCGAGCTATCAGTCGATGTGCCGCTCGGTAAATGGCGGTTGGTCAGCGATGGCCGCGTCGGTAAGCCTATCCAAAGACGGGTTGGAAAACCGCATCTACGAGCGCAAAGGGCAGTCCGTAGACGTGCATCTCGCCATGCAGATGCAGGCCAACAGCAACACCACGCTGTTTGCAGAAGCGGTCGCGGCAGAGTCTGGCGGCGTGTTTATCACCCTGCCCTGCGTAACCACCGTTGATCATGAAGAGATCCAGTCCGTTTACATGGCACTGGTCGATGAGGTTGGGCGGCTTGCCCGTGAGTGGCGCGAAGCCACCCGCGATGGTGAGGTAGACGCCAAGGAACGCGAACGCCTGGACGAGATCCGCTTAGCGATCTGCCAGAAGGTCACGCAAATGAATGAACTCACTTACGCCGTCTTCTGCCGTTAACGCGCGAGGTTTGCCCTATGGCGATGCAATGCCCCCACTGCACAAACCCGGCTCACACACGCACCAGTCGGTACATGTCGCCGACCTGCAAAGAGAGCTACATGCAGTGTTCAAATCTGAAGTGTGGCTACACCTTCGTGAGCATCACCGAAGTAGCCCGCACCTTGTCGCCAAGCGCAACTCCGAACCCTCGCGTGTTCATCCCGGTCGCCCAGCGAAAGCAGGCTCCCCCGGATGAGAACCAGCTAGAACTCGCGGTGAGCTGACCCGCACTACCTGACCTGAATTTGTACACCGCCTCACACCGGCATTTCCGGTGTGACGGGATCTTTTTGCCTGACGGAAACCCACCATGGACCAGCGCCTTTACAAAGCCGTAACCGAGAAGCTTGATCGCGAGTTTGCATTCAAGCGTGTCGGCGATTGGTTGCAGCAGGGGGAATGCCCCAACTGCCACAAGAAGGAGCTCTACACCAACGCGGAACACCCGTGGGTGTTGCGTTGCAATCGCACCAACAAATGCGGATTCGAAGAACACATCAAGGATCGTTACAGCGAGCTGTTTGAAAGCTGGTCCGATCGCGCGCCGAAGCTCCCAGAGAATCCGAACGCGACCGCTGACGCTTACATGAAGGAAGGCCGGGGTTTTGACCTCGACACGATCAAAGGCTGGTACACCCAAGAAAGCTACTGGGACGCTGACAAAAGCATTGGTAGCGCCACTGTGCGTTTCGCCCTGCCCGGCGTTGGATACTGGGAGCGGATCATCGATCGGCCACAACGCTTTGGTAAGCGCAAGGCGACATTCCGTGGAAATTACGGCGGCACTTGGTGGCAGGCACCCGGCCAGTCGTTCATTGATGTCGAAGAGGTCTGGATCGTTGAAGGAATCTTCAAGGCGATCGGTCTGCTGCATAACGGCATTACTGCAACCTCAACCCTCACGACCAACAATTATCCGAGCGAGGCTCTGGCTGCGTTGGCCGCGCAGTGCGAGGCGAACGGACGCGAACGCCCGCGCTTGGTATTCGCCTACGACGATGACCCTGCTGGGCATTCTTTCACCCGCAAATATTGCCGCCGCGCAAAAGAGGAAGGCTGGGAGGTTGCTGCCGCCTTATCCCCATCTCGCGGCGCAGCCAAACGCGATTGGGACGATCTACACCGCCTCGACAGACTCAAGCCGAAAGATCTTGAGGAATACCGCTATCACGGCGCGCTGGTGATCGCCGAGAGCGCGCAGGAAAAAGCGAACCTGATCTATTCCCGCTTCGGCACCACCCAATTTCCCCTCGACTTCGAGCAGCGCCTGTATTGGTTCAAGCTCGATCTCGACGCGTTCGGCAAGGTGCTGGAGAAGGTTCAAGACGACTACCCGGACATGACCCGCGAAGAGCAGCGGCTCGAAGCCCTGGCCGAGAGCAACTGCGTAGTCGAGATCTGCAACTGTAAGCCGACGCCGCTCTACTACATGAAGAACGAGATTACCGACGAGTCTTGGTACTACTTCCGCGTCAACTTCCCGCACAGCGGGAAACCGGAGAAAGGCACCTTCACGGCGAGCCAGCTTTCGGCGCCATCCGAATTCAAAAAGCGCCTGCTGCACATGGGTGCCGGTGCTATCTGGACCGGCAGTGCCAGCCAGCTTGACCGCCTGCTTTCGCGCTGGACCTTCAACATCAAGAAAGTCCAGACGATCGATTACATCGGGTACAGCGCCGACCACGGTTGCTACGTCTACAACGACGTGGCGATCGCGGCTGACAAGCTGGTCGAGATCAACGATGAGGATTATTTCGACATCGGCAAACTGGCAATCAAGAGCCTGTCGAAGTCGGTAAAGCTCGACATCAACTCTGACCTGAAAGCCTACAGCGAGTCGTGGTTTGACCTGATCTATCTCTGCTACGGCCCGCGCGGTTTGATTGTGCTGGCCTACTGGATGGGCACCCTGTTTGCCGAGCAGATCCGCGAACGCTTCGAGTCGTTTCCCTTCATGGAAGTTGTAGGCGAGCCCGGCGCCGGTAAGTCCACGCTGCTTGAAACGCTGTGGAAACTGCTGGGCCGCAACGGCTACGAGGGTTCTGACCCGTTGAAAGGCTCCATGGTTGGTTATCTGCGCACCATGGCCCAAGTCTCGAACATGCCGGTTGTGATGCTGGAGTCCGATCGGAGCGACGACGACGAAGGCAAAGGCCGACCAAAACAGGCGTTCAACTGGGACAGTTTCAAGTCCCTCTATAACGGCGGTGCCCTGCGTACCACGGGCGTTAAAAACTCCGGCAACGACACCTACGAGCCACAGTTTCGCGCGGCACTGGTGATCAGCCAGAACGCCCCGGTGCAGGCATCACCGGCCATCATGGAACGGATCATCCACGTCTGGTTCGACAAGAGCCGCCAGTCCGACGAAGGCCGCGAAGGTGGACTCGCGCTCGGTCGCATGACAGCCAGCGAAGTCAGCGGTTTTCTGGTCAAGGCCGTCACCAAAGAAGCCGAAGTCTTGAAGCTGATGGATGAGCGTCAGCGCCCTTACGAAAAGGAAATTCAGGCAGCCGGGGCAAAGAACCTGCGTATCCAGAAGAACCACGCGCAGTTGATGGTGCTTCTGGATGCCCTGAAGTTGGTTTGCCCGATCACTGATTCGCAAATGAAAGAAGCCAAAGCGGTTATCACCGAATTGGCCCTTGAGCGTGAGCAAGCCCTTTCCCGCGAAAACCCGATGGTTGAATCCTTCTGGGAGGCGTTCGAGTACCTCGACGGCGCCGGTGATGACGCTGAAGGCCAGCCAAAGCTCAATCACAGCCGAGATGCTGGATTGATCGCCATCAACCTCAACCACTTCGAGCAACTGGCCGCAGAAAAGAAACAGCGCATCCCGCCGCTGACCGACCTGAAGCGCGTCCTGAAGTCCAGCCGCAACCGCCAGTTCATAGAAATTCGCGCCGTAAACAGCGCGATCAACGCCCGGCGCAACACTTCGAGGGACGCGTTCAGTCAGACGCTGCCGTCCACGGTGAAGTGCTGGGTTTTCAAAGCGTGAGCCACCCCAACCCTCAAATGGAACTGACCATGACGAACCTCTATACCCGCACGGTGGTGCGATACAGCAAGCGCTTTCGCTTCGTCCTGCGCGCTTTGGAAAAGGCGCTGCCGACTCTGGAGCAAGCCGAACACCTCGCCGAACAATTCAGCAAGCAAGGCGTACCGACGATTGCGCACTACACCGAGCGCAACGGATTGCTACTGGTCGCCCGCGTCCAGGCTGATCACATCAACGTCGCTATGGACGTGGTCTTCGACGAAAGCGCCAAGCTCGGTCGCAAAATTCTGGTCACCGGCGACGGTTGCCGAATCCTTCCACCGACTGACGAAGAAAACACCCGAACCATCCGCCTCAAGTTCGAGGGCTTCTGATCATGGCCCGACCAACATCTCACCCAAACCCGCGCGAGATCCGCGCAGCAACCGGCCTCAATCAGTCCGAGTTCTGGCGGCAAATCTTCGTAAACCAGACGGCTGCCAGCCGCTACGAAAGTGGCCGTCCGATGCCCGCGCCGACCGCCGAGCTGTTCCGGTTGGTGCATCTGGAACACATCGAACTGGCGAGCATAAACCGCGTTGATCTGCTGATCGCTGCGCACCTGAAACAAGAGCTGCCAGACCTCTACGAGAACCTGAAAGCAGTGGTCATAAAGTCGGATTCGGAGACCCAACAATGAGCAACATCAATCAAATCGAACTGCAATCGGCCATCTGTTTCGATAACTTCTACCGTGTTTACGGTTCGCGAGGTGTTGTCGCCATGGCTTGGTGGCTAGGAGCTCAACATGCGGAAAAAATTCGCGATGAGCAGTGGAGCTTTCCCTTCTTGCACCTCGTTGGCACGTTGAGCGGTGGCCCTACATTTTTACTGAGTTACTTGTCGAAACTGATCGGCCAAGACTCGTACCACTGCTTTTCTCCGAAGCACGCGACCCCGGCAGGCCGTATTCGCGCTATAGAAAATGCTCGCGAACAGGTAGTCGTGTTGGTGGATGATTTGCCCCTCTCGCAAAAATCGCCTTTCGATTGGGACGAGCTGAAACCCCTGTTCAACCAATGCACACTCCGCACGCTGAATGACGCGGCGACAGGGTCGGTACAGCACCATTTCAACGGTGCTTTGGTTATCACATCCAACGAACCGGTTCAGTTCAGCGAAGCCTTCGAATCGCGCTTGGTGGAAATCACTGTGCCGCATTCACTCGAAGGGGATAGCTCTGATATCGCGGCTTTGAATGAACTCAGCATCGAGCACGCCAGTGCCTTCGGTCGAGCATTAGACCTGCGCAAAGATGAGCTGATCAGCGTTTTCAACAGGATTGCTCCGAGTCATTCCGATTCGTTGCTTACAGAGCATGGCGAACAACTGAGCCCTCGGGCCGCCAAAAACGCAGGGCAGCTTATGGCACTGGTTGATGTTCTCTATCTGCTCCTGGGCCTTTCGCACAAGCAGTACCTCACGGCGTTGAGCGAGATCCACTACATGGTGGACTTCGAATCTGTCCCGTTCTGAGCCAGCGGCGCACGCCGAAATGAAGTGGAGAGTAATGCGCCATGAACAACACACTGGCCAGTCTTCCCGTGCCGCTCCAGATCCGCGCCTGCGAGGCGCGCTACTGGCTGCGCAAGGGCTACACAACGCAAGAGAAGGTCGATGAACTTCGCGAGTTCTTGCACAAAAAACGCGGCACCAACGCGATCGAGCTGCTGATTGAGGAAATGCGCAACCAATGGCGCATTCGCAGCCTGTGGATAAATAAGCCGATCGGCGAGACCGAACCAGCACAGGGACAACAAAAATGAGCAGCGTCTCAGGGATTCTCAGCTTCGACGATTTGAAACAAGTGACCGGCTATCAACGCCGGTCTGATATCGAGCGAACGCTCAAGGAACAAGGGATTCGGGTGTTCATGGGCCGCAACGGCCCGTGGACTACCACGGATCTGATCAATCAGGCCGGTGGCTATACTCCACCGACTCAGGACAGTTACAGCCCGGAAATCATCTGATGAGACGCGGAAGAAAGCGCAAGCACAACCCGAACATTCCGGCGCACATTGATCAGGCTGCCTTACCGGCAGCCGTTTACTTCGACCAACGTGGGGCCGGTGTCTGGTACACGTTGTTTTTCGACGAAGGCGGCAACCAGCGTCGGACGAATTTGGCCGGACCAACTACGACCCTGTCTGAACTCCACCGGCTGATGGAAGATCGCTCCGGCGTTGACCGTGACTGCCTGCGTTACCTTTGTGAGCAGTTCCACAAAAGCGATCGCTTCAAGAGTCTGAAACCCAAGACCCAGGCTGACTATGAATACTCACGCGACGTCCTGCTGACCTTTCCGACCAAGCTGAAGAAGCCGCTCGGTGAGCTGGCCGTTCGCAAGTTCAATGCGCCGCTGGTTCAGCGTGTGATCGACCGGATCGCCGAAGCGGGAACCCCGTCGAAGGCTGCTCATGCACTGCGCTACCTGCGCCGGACGATGCAATGGGGAAAAAACCGGGGCTTCGTCGAAACGAATCCTGCTCAGGGCATCGAAGCACCGAAGGAAAGAAAGCAACGGCGCCTTCCAGAACCTGAAGCGATGAAAGCGCTCGTGAAGTACGCCCAACAGCAGGGCCAGCTCAAACGCGGCCAGCTTGGCGCGTGTGCGCCGTACCTATGGTACGTGATGGAGATCAGCTACCTCTGTCGTTTGCGCGGCATCGAGACGGTCACGCTCACCGACGCAAACGAAACCCCGGACGGCGTGCTGACCAATCGACGTAAAGGCAGCCGTGACAACATCGTGCGATGGACGCCACGTCTGCGTGCGGCCTGGGACAGCGCGAAGAAAGTGCGCTCCGAAATCTGGAGCAAAAAGCGCGTGCCGGTGCCGATCGCTGCAGAGCAACGCCCGATAATCACCGCCGCTCACGGCGGCGCGTTGCAGAAGTCCAGCCTCGATACCGCTTGGCAACGGTTCATCACCCAAGCAATCAAAGCCGAGATCATCACCGCCGAGCAGCGCTTCGGCATGCACGACTTCAAGCGCCGAGGAATTACCGATACCGTCGGCACCCGAGCCGACAAGCAGGAAGCGTCCGGTCACCGCGACGAAGCAATGATGGACATTTACGACCACAGCGTACCGATCGTGAACCCCTCAGCAGACTAGAACACTTCGTCGGCTGCCTGCCTCACCGCTAACCGATCGCCATATACTGTTTATACGTACAGTGTTCGTAAAATAAACAGGATATCGGCGATGAGCGCAGACAACTCCCCGCAGGACTGGACGACTGCCATGTGGTGGTCGCTTCACCTCGACAAAACCGCGTTGCTTGAGCGTCCAGGCACCCACCATAAGTCGCTGATCCACGGCGCCAATTCGTTACATAGGGCTGGTCTCATCGACAGAGATGATCTGTGCGAGCTTCTTGAACTGGCCGACGCCGCGCTGGCCTACGCCGTTGAAACACTTTTAGACGTGCGCAACGCAGGTTAGGGGTCTCGAATGCAAATGCTGGTTACTCCAATGCGGCGCGAGGGGGTTGCTCTGACGCCGGAGGAACGAGGGCACTACAACGCGATCAGGGGAAACGTTCGGGTTGGCCCCGAGCAGCGCGTTGAGCTCGGTCGAAGCACGACCGTTGCGAGGTTGTTCGATGGGTTGAATCGAAAGACTGAAGGCCTGCCTCAGCTATTAGATGCAACCTTGGTTGGCATGGCTGAGAGCGGTTTTGTGCTCAGCGGCATTGAGTTTATCAACGGCCGAGCCTATGCACAGTCGTGGTGGTGCCGAGATCCGCAGCCGAAAATCCCCAGACCGTTCGAGCCTTCAACGGCCAAAAACCCTACGTAAATCAAGCGCATGGCCCCGCGTCGAATGGGGCTTGCAGCGGGCCTTCTGCGTAAAATAGAATGTCGCAAGTCTTTGATTTGTATGCATAGTTGCCCTTACTTGTAATCAGTAGGTCCCGGGTTCGACTCCTGGTGCCGGCACCACATTAGGCTCCATTGCATTCCACTGAATGCTCTGGAAGCCCCGAAAACCCGCCCT